AAACACAAGGACGAATACATGGAAGACATTGAAGAACTTTCACACGATAAACACACTAACCTCAAAGGTGAAGTTGCTAACCTTCCCATTGATGAAGAATTGTTCCCAGATGAACTGGATGACGATGGATTAATAGATATACTAGGAGCAGAATAATGCGTAGAAATAAGAAAATGAGTGATGATGATCTTGTCACACTTTGTAACAATCAGTTTACACAAGCAACAGGTAGTGAATATGCTTCGGATGAATTAACAACATCACGCACAAATGCTTTGGCATATTATAAAGGCACCTTACCAGCAGCACCAGGTGATGGAAAGTCTTCAGACGTTTCAAAAGATGTAGCTGATATGGTAGATGGTTTAATGACCCAGATCATGGAAGTGTTTAATACAGATGACCTCGTACAGTTTGAGGCAGAGTCTGAACAGGATGAAAACCAAGCGCGTACTGAATCAAAGTTTGTAAACAGTGTGGTAATGGAACAGAACAATGGCTTCATACTATTTGAATCCTTGGTAAAAGATGCGCTACTGTCCAAGAACTGTACTGCAAAAGTTCGTGTTGATATTAACGAGACTGTTAACAAAGAACGTTACAAAGAATTAACAAACGAAGAAATGTTTATCGTATTGCAACCGACTAAAGATAATCAAGAGATTGATGTCACTATGTTTGATGAAGGCGTAGGCACAGTTAATTTAAAACGTATTGATGTTAAACGCAAGCTAGTCATTGATGCTGTGGCACCTGAAAACTTTGTTGTTGCTGCTAACTGGACATCACCATACCTTGAAGAGTGTACCTATTGTGCTGAACAACTTTGGCGCACACGCTCTGAATTGATTGAAGAAGGATACGATGCCAAAGTTGTTGACGACTTACCAGCATCAACATCTTTTAACGATTCCCAAAATCTTGAACGCAATACCATAACGTCCGAAGATTCTTTTGCATCTACCAATCACGCAATGCAGATGATTGAACTTCGTGAACATTATATTCGTGTTGATCAAGATGGTGATGGTGTTACAGAACTTCACAAAGTATTGACAGCAGGCGGAACACTTTTGGAGAATACAGAAGTAGATGACATACCATATGCTAACGGTATCGCTTATCTTATGAGCCATGAATACTATGGACAGTCTGTTTATGACAAGCTAAAAGATGTACAAGATTCTAAAACATTCTTCTTACGACAGTGGCATGATAACGCATTAGTTAACAATCATAAAAAGATTATAGCCGTTGAAGATGATGTCAATATGGACGACCTTTTAAATGGTAGGGCAAATGGTGTTATACGTGTTAATAATATTCAGGCTATTACTGAGATGGCAACAGCTGATATTGGTCCATCATGTCAGATGGCTTTAGACTATCTTGATAAAGTTAGAACAGATAGAATGGGTTCAACGCTTGACCTACAAGCTAACAGTGTGCCAATGCCTTCCAATGTTGGGGACGCTGGTGTGTCTACCCTTATCGCTAACCTTGAGAAGCAAGCGGCGTTAGTAACGACCACACTGTCAGAAACTTTGGTATATAGTCTTTACAAATTGGTACACAAATCATTACGTGTTAACTTTCCTAATGCTATTACGAAGAAATTCAATGGTGCGTGGCAACAGACAGTCCCTGAACAGTGGCTTGAACGTGACCAGCTTAACATTACAGTACCACCAACACCAACCCAACGTGTCGTACAGTCTGTAGCATTGGAGAAATCTATTGTTATGGGTCAAGGTGCTATGCAAAGTGGTGAAGATGGCGTAACGATTGACCAGAATGGTATATACCAAATGAAGGTAGACCATATGCGTATGTCGGGCATAAATAACCCTGAAAAGTATTTAATCAATCCTGATAGTCCAGCTGCTCAACAGATGTTACAACAAAAGAATCAAGCTGAACAGCAAGCTCAACAACAAATTGCACAAGAAAATGCACAGTTGCAACAAGAGCAACAAGCTATGCAGATTAAGTTACTTGAAACACAGATACTTGAGATTCAACGCAATTGGGAATCTGATAAGGAAGATCTGGAATTCAATTACACTGAATTGTTCCAGAAGTTGGCTATGGAAAAATATAAGACAGATGTTAAAGCCGATACCGACACTGGCAAGACCGTGGCGGATAATATGACTAGATTTGAGATAGAAAATATGAAAGAAAGTGACAATGGCGGTGATAATGCTGAATAAACGTGATGATGAGCTAACAATAGCCATTAAAGAAGCCAAAGCGCGATTAATGGATAAATATTTTACAGCATTTATAAATAGTAAGGAAATATTTGAACGTGAAGAGATTCATGTGCAGATTAAGGTTTTAAATGACCTTACATTTGCAGTCATAAACGAAATTAGAAGGAATTAATAATGAATGATGCGACGAGAGTTGATAATCCGTTAAACGCTGTAACTGACATCCTATTGGGTGAAGATGCGGCAAATACCGAAGAAGTAGAAAAAGTAGAAGAAGAAAACAGTACTGACATAGAAGAGATTCAAGATGATGTTGATACGTTGGAAGCCAGTGATGACATCACCGACGAGAGTCAAGACGATGATGAAGAAGCTGACAATGTGGACACGCTGAATAATTTTGCAGAAGAACTAGAGATAGACGTGCAAGATATGTATGCGTTAAACATAACCATGGGTGAAGACAGCGAAGCTGTTACACTTGGAGGTCTGAAAGATTTTTACGAATCTAACAGGGACATCAATGAAGCCCGTGAAACACTAAAACAAAAGGAAGAAGATCTGCAACGTGAAGTTGAAAACGTTAAGGACACCCCTAAAATTAGTAACGAACTATTACAGGCACGTGCACAAGTATTGTCTATACAAGATCAATTCAACCGCACCGACTGGGATACTTTACGTCAAACAGACCCTGGTAATTATGCTGCATTGCAACAGGATTATCGTACACAATTTGATATAGCGCAACAGAATGAACAAGCCGCTGAACAAATTGTGTCAAAGCATTTAAAGGATGCACAGTCATATCAACAAGCAAGATTGTTTGAAGCTATGCCAGAACTGAAAGACGAAACTGTACGTTCAGAAGCATTAACCCGTGTGGTTAATTTTGCTGGAAAGTATGGGTTCACCCCTGATGACATTAACAATGTTGATGACAATAGGTTAATACGTTTACTGATTGAGGCAAGTGCCACTAACAAAAGTGTTGAAACTGTGAAGGACAAACAAATTAAGAATGTCAAAAAGGCATCTAAACCTTCTGGTAAAGCACCATCAACAACAAGTAGAAAAGCTTCCTTACAACGATTAACAAAACGTGCAAAGGCATCTGGTGACAGACGTGACCAAATAGCCGCAGTAAATGCACTTATAAATTAAATAGGAACATAATACTATGTCAACAAACAATTTAGACAGTTTTAACTTAAAATCCGTACTTGTCGGCGGATTAATCAACGAAGATGTAATGCAAAAAATTTGGGATGTTTCCAAAATTCCTTTGCCTTTAACCGATATGATCGGTACAGATTCTCAAAAAAATGAATACAAAGAATGGACACAAGATTCTCTTGCCGCTCCAGTAATTAACAACGCCGTTGTAGATGGTGCCGATATTACACAAAACGATACCGCAACTGGTAACCGTGTTGGTAACCATGCTCAAACATCTTTAAAAGCTGTTGCAGTTTCCACACGTGCAGATGACTCTGATACTATCGGACGTTCAAGCGAATTATCATACCAAATTATGATGAGACAACAGGAACTAAAACGTGATATGGAAGCTTCAATGCTTTCTAATAACGCTTCTGTTGCTGGTACTGATACAGTAGCTGGTATTTCTGGTGGACTTGATGCATGGATTGCAACTAACTCAATCGGTGGTGCTGGCTATGTAGCTGGTGGATTCAACACTGGTACTGGTCTTGTAGAGTCATACACACTTGGTACACCTGAAGCATTAACCGAAACTAAAGTTCGTGACATTGCAGAACAGGTATATACCGAAGGTGGAAACCCAACAACGTTTATGGCTGTTCCAAAAGTTATCCGCGCATTTTCTGAATACTTGTTCACAAGTTCAGCACGTATCGCAACAATGACTTCTGAAACTGGTCAAGACGATTCTGCAAATACTGCAAAAGGATCGGTTAACATCTTTGTTACTGACTTTGGCGTGACATTAAAGATGGTTCCAAACCGTTTACAACAGAATACAGCTACCGATGCTTCCACTGGTTTCTTAATTGATCCACAGTATATCCGTCAAGCATTCTTAACTGGTGTAACAACTGAATCACTTGCAAAAACTGGCTTGTCTGACAAGCGTATGATGTTTGCAGATTGGACATTGGTTGTAGCAGCTGAAAAAGCTCTTGGTAAAATCAGCGATATTGATAATACTGCACCTGTAACGGCGTAAACAACTGTGAAGCCTGAACACGATTTTCGTGAACAAGCTTGGGAAGTGCTTCGTATCTGTCAACGACGTGATGCGGTAGCACTAGGCCTTAACATGGATTCGTCCAAAGATGAGATTGTAAAAGACCTCAGCTTTGGACGTCTTGCGTTAAGCATACCTGAACAGCACTACGAAATATTAACAATGATAATGCCTGAACTGAATTCACCAGATGGAACAGAACAGACGTTAGCATGGAAAACATTTATGGGTATGGATGAATCCTTACCTTATAAACCAAATAAGAAAATGAGGAACATGTAGATGAAATATGCAATATATGGAGATGCAAACAGTAATGGTGTAGCAGCATTCGCACCACGTCAAGCAAGAGCATATTGTGATGGACGTAAAGCTAATGTTGATGGTGCTCTAATAGACACTAATCCATTCAATCCAGCAAATGAATTTGAAAATAGTGAAGCATGGAACTTCGGTTGGACAGCAGCCAGTCTTGGCGAAACAGCATCACAAACTTATTGCGCGGTTTAAACAATGCGCCAACTATTACAACATCGTCTAAAGACGAACATTGCTGGAAAAACTGGTAGTGTACAACCAGCTGGAAACTATGTTAAAAAGTTTTTATCTGGTGGCTTCGGCCAATCAGCAATATGGTCAGATGGATTAGACTGCTCTGGTGGTGGCACAATAGCTGTAAGAAGCTTAGAAGAAAATGGTCCACTTAACTGGACAGATGCTAGTGGAATTACTGTCACCAAAGATGGTATTATACAAGCATTAACTGTAGCAATAAACCCAGCATCAACATCCCCATCATAACTGGCTTCATTCTTCTCCAGATTCACATC